TTGCCACCGCTTTAATTTTAAGTTCATCTGCTAGAGATAGCAAGCCTTCATTTATTTCTTTCGGATTGTGAGCCTGAACCTCAATATAAAAATCTTCACCGAAAATTTTCTTAAAGTCTTTGAGAATGAGTTTAGCTTCAGAGAACTCATTCTTCTCGATGCACTTAGAGATAAGACCATTAAGGCATCCAGACAATACAATAATGCCTTCCGAGTATTCATTTAATATCTCCCTATCAATACGTGGCTTATGATAAAAGCCTTCGTTCCATGCAAGCTCTTGGAGAATATTAATATTTTCTAATCCCTTTTTATTCTTTGCTAATAGGATGATGTGGTTGTATGCTTGAATAGACTTATCTGTCTTTGAAGACTTATCAAATCTGTCTGTTGGAGATATGTATGCTTCTACTCCAAGGATTGGCTTTATGCCTTCTTCTCTACACGCAATTTGCATTTCACGGTGTGATGATAATGTTCCGTGATCTGTAATTGCTATTGCTGTTTGTCCCGCCGCTTTTGCCGCTTGAACAAGTTCGAGGGGAGAGTTAAGCCCATCCATTAAAGAATAGTAGGAATGCACATGTAAGTGTGTAAATTTCATTTAACTCTCCGCCTCTTAACCTATTACCAGTCTATGCTACTTGAAGAAGTAGACTCTTCATTATTTCCACCTTCGCCCATATAGAAAGCTTCTTGCTCTGCATATGTTACGTGGCGTACTGCTGTTTTTTCTAGGTCATACAATTCCAGCGCAGTGAAATCAAATGGTGTTTCGTCTTTTGCCAATGGAATAATTGTATAACTTGTGTCTGTCTTTGAACCATTGCGCTTAATTCTCCACATCAAGTTAGTGATGCTTCCCATCTCGCCAGCGTATTCAATTAAGGTAGGTGTAATTGTTTTACCGCTTGTACCTTGTGAAAGAATTGCAACATATGGCTCTTCTTTACCATCGTCTACCAAGACGTTGATATATAGGCGGGTCCTGGCCTTCCAGCCAGCCTTTGGATCCTTGCGATGTTGTTCGTTTGCCCAGTCACGTCCCTCTGACTCCATTGTGTCTAGAGCCTTGCGACGATAATCCTTTGGGTTAGTGTGCTCTAATGCGATAAATCCGCAACCAAGCTTGTCATTATATGTTGGTGAATCTGGATCAAGTTCCTGGAGGAATCTAATCTTTACGCTTTCGCCGTCTTCAACTTTTAGCCAACGGCCTTTGTTTTCGTCTCCGCCAGAATATGACGGCTTATCGAGTGCTTTGTTTAGGTCCTTTAGACCCTTTACTATACTCATATGTATCTCCTTGTTTGTAGTTGATGGTATATATCCATCTGTATTTTTATTATATCACGAGTTCCAGGATCTGTATTCGATGTCGGATACAGAATTTTTAATGCAGGTCTTTATTTCCTCATCGGTCATGTCGCCAGCATCTTTTGCATCATGTGGATATATCTTACCATATTCATAGGAAGCCCACAAGAGGTCTTTATTTTTTAATCTATTGGCTATGCTCAATCCTAGCTCTCTGCCAGCCAAATCTGCGTCTGTCATTACAGTTATTTTATTAAAATATCTATTTAAAAGCTTTTGCTGTTCTGTTGATAATATACCACCAAGGACGGCCACCACATTTGGAAACCCAGCTTGATGTATTCTAATTGCATCAAAGTTGGATTCAACTACAATAACATTCTCACCAATTTTCTTTGCACGATGAACGTTAAATAATGTTTTGCTCTTAGGCAGGTTGGTACTATTTTTAAATGACTTGCCCTCGATTGATCTTCCCACTAAACCTATCGGTGTTCCGTCTGGACTATGCACAGGAGTAATAACCATATTCATTGAAGTAGAGTATCCTAATCCAAAATGGTTCATAGAATCCTCATTAATACTTCTTGATTTAAGATAGTCTTTTGCGCTTTGGCTTGCTAAAAGATCTGTATGAAGTCTATCTAAAGTTTCTTGGGAAAACTCTTCGAAGTCTGGCTTTTCTTCAAACATATTTGCCATAATCTCATCAAAATTATTAAGAGCGGCTTGCTCTTGTGTTGCAATAAATCTAATTGCTTCAAAGTCATTCTTGTGTAGCACACGTCTAACTAACTCAGTTAATGTTCCAGACTCTCCGCATGATGGATTAAAGCATAGCCATGCACCTGATGATTTGTTTATGCAACAGCTTGCAGTGTGTCTATTGGAATGAAAAGGGCAGTAGAACATAACCTCATTGCCTGGTTCCGCAACTACATCTAAGCCTAAAGCTTTTACTACCGACTTGATATGGTTGGGCGCATATTGCGTGGAATCAATTTTCCTTGCGTTATACCCTCTGATAGCCATGCCTTCTTCTTTCCTACGTATACTCCGTAGAGTGTCATTAAGAACACCCACGTTTGTCCGTCAAATTCTACCGAGAAACTAGTGTCTATGTCAAGGACTCTAGCATAACCTTTGCTTCTCATATCGTGAGTAAGCATGCTTTCGTACTGGTATTTTAATCTAGGTATACCAGAGTCGTCAGCAAACTCAACCCTTACTTGAAATCTTTTTATCTGTTTGTGGTTCATCTTTTTGGAATGGATTCTCGTAAATTTCCTTGACGATACCACGGTTGATATCCCAGTCTAGATAGAAATTAAAATCGTGACCGTGTCTATTCTTGCGAGAAACAATCTCAATCATATTAGTTTGTGGGTATCTGTGAACGGCTAGAGCCATATCAGCATCATACTCAATTGCCTTTGACCAAGCAACTTGGCTCATCATTGGCGGATTATCTTGATCAGAGATATCGTCTGCAGTTGCAGCGGTGATATCAATAATAGGAATGTTATTAGAAACTGCAAGCATCTTAAACTCACGAGAAACGTTTCTATTTCTTTCTACTTCAGAGTTAGATCGCTTGTTATCATTAAATAGCTGGTGGTAATCTAGGATAACTAAATCTGGTTTATGCTGATCTATCTTGCCTTGAATGGTTGCGGGAGTAACTTCTGATGCACCTTCATTTGAGATGAGAACAAAACTATTCTTTCCCTCAAACTTCTTGTTTCCCCAGTTACGGAAATCATCAATGTTAATGTCGCCCTTTGACAAATCACTTGCACGGAATATTCCTGAGCCAAGCATCGTAAAGATACGGTCACGCATATTCTCTGGAGACATTTCAAGAGATACAATCATTGGCTTAAAGCCTTGCTCCCATGCCTTGCATGCAAGGTAAGCAGTAAACCAAGTCTTACCTTTTCCTGGCCAACCAATTGCTACAATTAAATGTCCTGGTGCCATACCTGTTGGATATGCTTTATCAATTGCCTCAAACCCTGTAAGGATTCCTGGTGCACCGCCCATTACAGATGAACGTTCTTTAACTGCCTGATAATGTCGTGCAGCATTTTCAACATCAATAATATCTAAGTCTCTTACGTTGTTTGTGTATCGGCTTAGTCCAGCAAGGTCGCTCTGCATTTGTGCAAGAACTCTTGATGCTGCATCTTCTTTTAAGGCCGAGCCTCCACGCAAAATAATTGTCTTAAGCTTGTTAGATATAAACTCATTCTTTAGTATGTCTAGGTAGTAGCCAGTTTCTGCCTTTGCTTCTACTGGCTCAAAGTCTTTGTGTCGTTCCATAAGAACGCCTGCTTCAGGAACTGCTTTAAACTTATAGTAGTATGACTTTAGGCTTTCCCAGATATCTCTATGCGATGTAAACAGATCATCTACGTTGTCTGCCAGTAGTGTGCTAATATCTTTATTCTTACATACAGCAGAGATTAATGTTGCTTCTGTATTCACTCTTCGCCCTCCACCATCTTCTTAGTCTCATTCAAAAGAATGCTACGGTTAAACTTGTCCTTCTTAATTTCTTTATTTAATGCATCAATTCTGTCAAAGTTGTTATAGAAGAAATTTAATGGGTGCCCAGTCTTGTTGGTAGAAAAATAGTATATCAAAAGTTCTTGAGCACGTTGGAATCCAACACTCTCTATGACATCGTTCATAGCCCACTTCTCTCTAAACTTGTTTACAGTAAGCGCCTTGTTATACTTCTCTTTGTATAGAGACAGGTAAAGTCCAATCAGTACGTATGGCTCTTTTTCATTTGCCACTCTTGAGCTCTTCTTCTACCTCACGAGTTTTTTGAATAAGCTTATCTTCGACAAACTTATAAACTCTTTCTGTTGCCGCATCAACACTTTCTCCAGAACGAAGATCGTCTTCAACACCAACACCTATCTTAATGCTTTCATAGTTACCTAAATTACGTGTGAACGAGAGGTCCACCTTAACTCTAGTTGTCACTTGTGCTCCTTCATATGTCTAGATAAACTATCATGGGCGAATATGCCCCATCGCAATTCCCATTCTTTTCCACAAGTAGGACAAGTAACGCTTCTATTCATTACTCCGCCTTCCATACTGGTACGAATCCCGAGTCAGTCTTAGTATACAATATAATGTTGTGTTTGAAAAGACCCAGCAGTTCTGCCTTTGATGGCAAGTTTTTAGAATGCCCTGAGTCTAATATAAACTCATGTAAGCCTAAGATATCTTTTTGGCTAAACATATACTTAGACCAATGTTTATTTTCTGGATCTCCGATAGGGTATATCTTTGAAGGAGCTTTAATCTTTCCTTCTAAAATATAATCGTGAATAGTTACTGTGTGCTTATTTAAAAGCCCAGAAACATCTTTCATTGTGTAGGCATTCTCCATATGTTTTTCAACCTGAGAATGCGAATACATGACTCTTTTGCGATCAGGGTAGCACCAAGCAACTAATTCATCTTTAGACCTTGATGATCTCAAAACCTTATGTACTTTATCGTTTAAGAAGAAATACCGTAGTTTTTTGCGTTTAACGTCTCTCTTTTTTCTAGCCATTTCCCGAAAGCACTCGTCTCTTTATTAATCATATTTCTTTTCCCGCATAGAATGCAGAACAACTCTACGTGTAGTTTTTGTGAGAATACTCTGTCTACAAAAACTCTACCACCACATTTTCCGCACCACATTATAAGGTAAACAGCTTCCCGTCAACAACGCATGAGTAATCAGGCGCCACGTGGATCATCTGTATATGTGGATAATCGTTGACAATGTGAGCGATAGCAAATCCTTTTTGCCAGTCGTGGTGCTGCATGTACTTCATTCCTGGGCCCTTTTCATCACACATATGTCCTAGTTCGTAGCCTCGAAGTGTTTCACCTTCTCCGCCGTTTCTTAACTCATAAGTAACTAGGTGTGATGCAATTCTGTGTGAGTGACCTCTAATTAAAGATACCTGTAGGTCTTCCATGTCCTTGCGAACGGAACCAGTTGCTGCAATTGATAGTCCGTGGTGTACATGGATATCTCCGAATCGGCGCTTAGGTAGTTCGTTATAGTGAATATATTCATAGCCTAAAGAGTCTAATCCCCAAAGAGCTTCTGGAGTAACCTCATTAATATAGTCAGGAAGTTTTGCATCTACGTAGTTAAAAATTCTAACGTCGTGGTTTCCTAGTGCTGAAAATAGTTGCGCTTCTGGCAACATCTCTCTTGTCTTAGTATAAAAATCTCTTGCACCTTTTGCTTCATGGCGCATCATTGGAACAATAAGATCTCGACTGTCAGTCTTATGAAGGTTCAAGAACTCTGCTGAGCGTCCTTCTGTGTACTTGCTATAGCATGCTTGATCATCTGTATCACCGAGGTAGTCAACAACGTCAGGCTTAAACCACTTCATTACCTTAAACCAAAGGGCAATCATCTTGTCATCTTGATACGGGAATTGCTGGTCGGATGAGATCATCCATTTTAAATCGTTACTCATTGTCTACCTTAATATGTAAAAAAGTCACGGGTACGTGACTTTGGTGTTACAGTAATTGTAACATATTGGTTTATCTTGTCAACAGGTTATGCTTCGACTGCGAAGCAATCAAACTCAATATCTGCATCAGTTTGTGCTGTACCGCCTGGGCCTCTTACTTTGAAGGTCATGCTTGTAGTACTAACATTTGTAATGATGGTTGTAAAATTAAGTTGAGAAGCTTTTAATGAGGCAGAGCTTCTGGCCTGAACCCAGCATCTGGGCGGGTTAGTAAATCCTGCTTTTGAAAAGTCCCAGGTTGCTCCTGATCCTCCAGCAGTTTTTGCTTTTATTTTAACTAATTTTGTTGTGCTATAAATAGTTTGAGATACTGCATCTTTGCCATCTTTGCCGCCTGTCTGAGTTAAGTTTAAATTAAATTTAGCTGCAGTTGCTTTGTTTAATTCATTTAGATCTAATATAATATTATTGATAATATCATAAGTTACTGGATCTCCAGAATTAACATTAGTTGATTTTAAAATTGCCATATATTACCCCTTTGGTTGTTCCGATGGAACTTCCTGTGATTTATTTTTATCAGTCAGCTCTGTAATTTCAGCACGAAGAATTGCTATATGCGTCTCATATTGTGAGACTATCTCACCGATACGCTGTTGCAATGCTTGAACTACTAGTTCTACTTTTTCCATTATATACCCTTCAGTATGTTTATTTCTTGTTGTAATGATTCTACCATATCCGATAGTTCTTGTACAGCCTTTGTTAAAGGCGCTACAAATTGCTCGTATCTTAGACTTTGTATTGCTTCTGGATCCTCAATATTATCTGATACCCAGCCGCCAAAATCTTCGACTTCAAGCTCATCTAGTACTTGCTTTACTTCTTGAGCTAGAAAACCAGCGTGTCTTCTTTTTCCTGGAATAGATACTGTTTCATATATGTCGTTTCCGTCTTCATCTTGCCCACTAATTTTTTGGGTTTTTACGATATCTGTTTTTTCAACTGATACGCCATCTATGCCTATGTGCTTTACTTCTTTATCTACAAGAACTGGTTCCTTAGACCCTTCTATCCACTTGTATGTAACTGGACGTAGTTTATTTATAAAGTTTAGTCCTAGCTCTGAATCAGAAATATCAGTTTTTAATCTACTGTCAGATGTTGTAATTGTTGAATTATTTGAATAAATCTGTCTCCATCTTTTATTTTGCTGAATTCCAGTGCTTGATAAAGACCATCCTCCAAGGTCATAAGTATTATCAGATCTTGGAGCCCAGTGACTATATACACCAAAACCTCCTGAAACTGCATATCCATTCAGAAAGGCATCGCCATTTTGTTCAATTTTATAAGTTGTTCCGTTAGCAAAATATACGTCATCTTCCATATATAACCTATACCAAGAATATTGAGTGCTTCCTAAAGAAAATAGACCTTCGGTCCATGGGTAGCAAGTACTTGTCCAGCCAGAGTCATCCGTAGATCTGAATCCTAAAGCCTTTACTACAAGACTTGTTACTCCTATTCCATTTACTGATTTAGTTCCTGCTGTATCTATGTATCCTGTGTCATTGTTTACAAATAATCTTCCTTCAAATGTACCACCTGCTGCACTTAGATTTCCAGAAAAGGAAGCGCTGCCAGATGATGATATTGCAAAAGTTGTTTTTGTTCCATCGTAGGCTGTTAGTCCTGCTGAGTTTAATAAAACATATGACCCAGTAGTAGGTGCCGTTTCATTTGTATTTGATATCTTAAATGTTCCTGGTGTTATAAAAATTCCATTAGATGTAATATTTGTAATTTGATTACTAGCAGTTGAAATTGCATAGCCCCCAGCTTCTAATTTTGTATTTAAAGCTGTTGTTGTAGCATATGTTGAATTTGTTCTGGTAGTCCAGGTGGACCCAGTCCAAGTCTTAAGGATATTTCCTTCATCAGTATCTATCCAAACATCTCCAACTTTTGTAGCCGTAGGCTGACCGTCTTGAACAAAGATAGCATTTTTTGTAGCAATATTAGTATTAAGTGTTGTATTGGTAACATAAGCACCTTCAACGGTTTGCAGCCTGCTATTAATTGCTGTCGTAGTAGTTGTAAGAGTGTAATTATTTAAAGAGCTTGTTGTTGCGTATCCATCAATTGTAGATCCTGCTCCTAGACCTATTACTGCTCCTTCAGCATACAGAATACCTTCTTTTGAAACTCTAAACTTAGCAGTTGAAGAGCTGTTGCTTCCAACCCACAATCTAAAATCATCGGTTGCGCTAAGTCTGACTATTGGATAGATTGATCCTACTTGATTTCCTAGCGTGATGTTTCCATCATTTTCAATTTTAGTATTGCTTGATGAGAATCCTGTTGTTGCAAGTGTCCATCCGCCAACTGTACCTAAATTGGCATTTAATCTACCTGTTGATTGAACTAAAGAAAATGTTTGACCCGTTGCATTGTCCGTGCTTGTAGCATCATATGCAAATATACCCTCGCTACTAAATCTTACTCTTGCCCCCGATGTTGGATTAGCGCCTGCAAAAAGAGTACCACTTGTAGTTGCCCCAGCTGGGATCGCTAGCTGGACATTACCTGTAAACTTGCCGCCTGTAGCATTTACATTTCCAGTTAGATATAGGTTTGTTCCATTCCAGTACATAAACTCTGTTGGGTTTCCAACTCTAAACTGACCAGTGGTAAGCCAAAAGTTATTACCTACGTTGGTAGTTGATTTATTTAATATAATTCCATGATAGGTTCCCGCAGTTAATGTTGGGCTTACAAGCGGATCTGTATTTAAATTAATACTTTGAGATATGCCTGTTCCTATTTTAAATAGATCTTGCGATGCCCCGCCTATTGCTATAAAAGATTTAAGTCTTGCTAATGCACCTGCCGCTGTTCCATCTGCATCTGAAGCAATAAATGTTCCACTTGCAGCACCTGTCCAACTTACGACATCGTATGGTGTTGTTGATGCAACTTGATAATAATATGTTGTGTTTGGAATTAATCCTGTTGCGGTAAAAGAGGTTGTTGTTATTCCGCTTACTGATGCGTATTCCCATAAAGGATTTGTTACTGTTGCTGGATTATCTGTTGACCATCTTATTGCATATCCCGCCGTTTTAACATTTGTAGATTGCGCCCAGCTAATTGTTGAAACAAGACTAAATCCGCTTAAATCTTTAGGATCAATAGAAGCGGATGCAGAAGAACTAGCTGGGTTTTCAACAGTATATGTTGTATCAACATCTGCACTAAAAGGTGTTACTGGTCCAGCAGTGGCTTCTGATATATTTAAGTCGTCCCATTTATCTCTGGATCTAACCTTCACCCATCTTGGCGCAAATGCGTTTGGCCCTGTTGTAAGAATTGAAACGTTAGTAGATGTTCCTGTATAAACAATAGTTTGTGTAGCAAAATTACTGGTAAGGCTTTCAAATATAACGACATCTTCTTGTTCACTTAAAGGGTCAAGATCAAACTTAACTCCGTAAGATTGTGATCCTGGAGTTAATGTTAAATTTTTTACAGCCTTAGTTAAATTTGGAATAGTAAAAGTTTCTTTCCATACGGGAGACCTGTCGCTTTCTTTTATTTCTTTTGTTTCTGGGTCTTCATGCAAGTAAGTAAAGAAAAATCTATATTCTTTATTTTTTATAAGAGGAATCTTTATTTTTTTTGTATAGGAATCTTTTGAACCTACGGCAGCAGAGGCAGCAGCTGCTGTAGGTGTTATTTCTAAATCAGGTGGTAATCTATAACCAACTTCATCTCTATCGTAAGCACCCATTAAAAATCTAACCCAATTCTATATTCAATAACCATTTGTTTTCCAAAGGTCTTTACAATAGGAGTAGTTAAAACCGATCTACTAATAAGACCGTAGTCTGTTCTAAATGCATCTTCGTCATTAATTCTTAATCCATCAAACAAAACTGTTGTTGCTCCCGATGATTTTGCTTTTACGCCTACTCCAATTTTAACAATAGAAGTCTGATCTGGAAGGCCAGATCCGTAGCCGCTGCTGTAAAGATTGTTTAAAGTTAATGATTTAATCTTGTCTCCTGTTGATACGTCTCCTGCATATCTAATCTCATAGTAGTTATTGTTTGAGTCATACATTCTTACAAATACGTAATCTAAGTTTAAATCAGATTGACGATATGCAATTGTTAGGCTATCTAGTGCGCTGTATCCAGATACGTCTATATTAAAATTGTTAAAATATTGTTTTACTCCAGAGGCCGATGCACTCATAGACAAATAATAAGTTCCAATTTTAGGAGTTGGTGTTGTTAATACAGTAGGGTACAGCCCACCTGAATCTACCCAGCTTTGATTATCTTCAAAAGTAGAAATAGAATTACTTGCGTAGTCTGTGCTTGACAAAGATACAGTTGGGAAAAGACCTAATTCATTAATAACTCCTACAACATCTACTGGTATTGTTGTCTTGTGAACTACACCATATGTGCTAACTCCCGTTACTGAGCTAGTTTGTATGTCAATGCTACTCATTGTTACTGGAGATCTATAAAATTCAAATCCCAGTTGTGTGTCATTTACTGATGCCGCAGTGGAACCTATACCAATTGCAATATCTTTTAAATTTGTATTTGATTGGCCAGCCAAATACTGTGTTAAATATCTTTTACCAAATTTAGTTATTAGGTTTTTATTACGGCATATCTCTTTGCCGTCTTCGTAAAAGATATATTCTCCAACTAAGCTTATTCTATTGTCCATAAACCTCTGCCCCCACTACTGTTTCTCCGCCGCTATTTTTAACATTAAATACAAACTCAACATATTGATTTTTGTTTTTGTCTGTAACCATAGTCTTGCTTATAAGAGTTATATCAGACAAAGATGGTGCCTTTAGTCCATCACCTGGTTCACCTGGATCCTCTTCGCCAGGATCTTCTGGGTCTGTTCCTGGGTCTTCTCCAGTA